TTAGCCGCTGGTAGAACTGGTAGAACAGTTAATATAAAGAAAGCACAGTTTATGAGTGGTGACAACATGGAGCATCCAATTAAAAAAGTGCAAAACACAGGTAATAATAATATAATGGTAACTGAACGTGGAACTATGTTTGGCTTAGGTAACTTAGTCGTAGATTTCAGACAGATACTAGATATGAAAAAATTTAACGTACCTATAGTTATGGACGTTACACACTCAACTCAAAAGCCTAGTGCTCTTGGTAATAAAAGTGGTGGCGATAGAAAATACGCACCATACATTGCTAAACTAGCGCAAGCAGTTGATGTTGACGGTTACTTCTTTGAAGTACATCCAGATCCAGACAACGCTTTAAGCGATGGTCCTAACATGGTACGATTAGATAACTTTGAAACAATATTAAAATTTATAGCATGAGAATATTTATAGGAAGTGATTCGCGTCATCCACAAGCTACTAAGGTAGTTAGAAAGTCTATACTAGATAACGGTGATCATGAGGTTATGTGTCTAGTAAAAGCACAATTAGTTAAGCGTGGCGTTTATGGTAGAGAAGATGTACCAAACGAATCAACAGAATTTTCTTTTACAAGATTTTATACACCTCTATTAAATAATTGGAACGGTATAGCTATGTTCTGTGACAATGATTTTGTATGGAAGTGCGATCCTGAAGAGGTTGTACAGTACTTAGGAGACAAAACAATAGCAGTTGTAAAACATGATCTTGATAATGTTAAAGGAACAAAGATGGATGGTGTTAAAAATAAAATGTATCCAAAGAAATGTTGGAGCTCATTGATAGTTTTTAACTGTGAAAAATTAAAAGATATATTAACTAAAGAATATTTAGATAATGCTACACCACAGCAATTACATCAGTTTGAGTGGATAGATGAGAGTGAGATAGCTGAGATACCAGTTGAGTATAATCATTTAGTAGGTTATTATGAAAAGCATGATAACATAAAAGCAATACATTATACTAACGGTGGTCCTTGGTTTGACAAATACAAAGATGGAGAGTTATCAGAAGAGTGGTGGAACGTATACAACAACTTGTAAAAAATAAATCAGTAATACTTGTCGGCAACTCTGTAGAATTAATGCACCATGATTATGGTGAGTTTATAGACAGCCACGATATTGTCGTGCGCTTTGGTAGAGCTGTTGATAGTATAGCTGATGATAAAACAAAACAACTAGGTAGTAAAACAAACATATGGGTTACTGGTCAATTCAGAGCTCCTATATGGAAGAGGCGTAATAAAGAATTTACAAAGGGTAAGTTTAAAGACGTTGAAATATTACTTAATAGATGTCGTGGTAATTTTTTACTCAAAGACTGGATACTAGAAGAACACCTACCAAAGGGTATGCCTTATACTCAAATGTGGTCAGACGCGGAGCTAGAATCGTTATGGAACGGTTTTGGTAATTCATTATACAGTTTACAACTCAGACCTTCAGCTGGGTTTTTAACAATACTATATTTTATTAGGGAAATTAAAACTCAAAAGAACTTGAGTATTATTGGCTTTGACTTTTTTCACAAGAGTGTAAAGAAAGATACATACATGGCTAAGAACGTAAAAGATGGTAATGGCGAGTGTGATCCTCACAGTTGGCATTTACCTTTATATACTACAAAAATCTCTGCACACGATCGTGTATTAGAAAATCAATATGTTAGTAAATTAGAACGTGATGGTTTGCTTACGTGGCATTTATTAAGCGATATGAAAAGAAATAAAGTTAGATATACTGGCTGGATGAAAGGCCAAAAGATAATAAGAAGTATTGCTAAGAAGTCACCGGTATCAAAAATCTAGCTATAACCTCAGCTATAACTTCT